TTTTGTTGGGTAAAAAATCTTCTGATTTCAACCATACTAGGTATTTACTTTGTTCTGTTTTTTGACATCTATCGCATGTATTCATAATGTTTATTTTGTGCTGTTATTATAATTTGCACAATACCAAAATCAGCCATCTGTGAGAGTGATTTCAGACTTGTATCAATTATCCTTGGTAAATAGTTTCACCGTTACTAAATGTAGCAACCACGATAAGCGGTCGCGATATGTTCTTATAAACTCGCTCAATACCTTTAATCATTCTGCTAATATCCTTGGTTACACGCGCAATAGGCGTTCTTTTACCTTGGTATTGACAGTGTGCCTTTATGTCGTGTAGTATATCATCGATACCGTTATATACATCTCCCTCATAAAGTAGTTCTATCTCCAGATTTGCACCTGAATAATATCCATTTTTTAATGTTCCCCTGATACTAATATCGTCGTCAGTTGATACTTCAAAAATATAACTACCGCCATAATTACGGTTGCCATCGTATCCATCTGATTCGGATACATCGTATCTCTTATTCTTTTTAAATTCGTCTTGGATATTTTCTAATACCATCATTTTAAAATCGTCTACTTGCCATTCGTCTATCTCTTCGTCAGTATTATCTAGCACCGCGTATACATTTTTGAAATGCTCGCGTGCGAAGTTACTTGTTGCCATAATTTTTATTGTGTGCTGTTATTATAATTTGCACAATACCAAAATCAGCCATCTATGAGAGTGATTTCAGCCTTGTATCTACTATAACATTTGAAAAGTATTTCCTGATTTTATATCATAGACTAGTTGACCTTTGGTTGCCCTTGGGTCTGTCCAGTTGGTTATATCCATAGACTTGAAGTGAGCAAAGGTACCGCTTGTATATTTTAGAGTGTATTGCATGTTGTTTTGTTATATTATATATATAGAATACTAAAATGATTCTATACATAATTATAAAACAAAAAGTTTTATAATCTTATTTCTTCCTTACTCGATAGGTTGAAAATAGCTATTTGCTTTTCTTCTTGAGCCTGATTCATTGCTTCGTTAACATCATTGATAATCATAATGCTATCGTAGTAGTACCGCTCATTTTCTGAATTGTACCACCCGCCTACAATACCGCCGTTCTTTTTTGCGTGCTCGATACACTTCTTGAGCCCTGCGTCATCGAAGCTATCTTGCGTTACGTCATAAGCTACCGCGTAGCCGTCTAGTACGTGCTCACCTGACCCTATGTTGATAGTAAATCCTTGCGGGTTACTTTTTGCCACTGCCTTAATTTTTTCTTTCATAATTTTATTATATTATATGTATACAATTCTAAAATGATTATATACATAATTATAAAACAAAATGTTTTATATACATGTTTCAGCTAGTATATCCAGTGTACATGTATTGATATGATGGTTATATCCCGTTACCCAGTTAATGTACCACGCAACCAAGAATATTACTATTGCCACGGTTGCTATTTTGTACGGTAGTTCATTTTTTCTCATGCTAGCACGTGATTAAGTTCTAGCCCTAGTTTTTCAAGGTTTTCAATATCATCTTCGGATATTGTTTTTTTACCTGTTAAACCTGATATGATAGTAGCTTGCTCTTTATTTTTAATGTATAGGTTTTCTTTACCGTATACATTTTTCTTGTAAAATTCTATTTCCATAATGTTGTTTTGTTATATTATATGTATACAATTCTAAAATGATTCTATACATAATTATAAAACAAAATGTATTATTATTGTGCTATTATTTGAATTGTATTATATGATATTGGTATAACTTTTACGTTGTTATATTTATTATATAATTGATTCAATAGTTTTTCGCTTGCTTTAATATCTTTTATCGTTTCATTTGGTAATGTATATTTTATCATGTTGTTATTTTTTGATACCGTATTGTTTCGGTATACATTATGTATAAAGTTAAACCCTTTCGAGTACATAATCAATATACATTAAGTACGGAAATAGTACAACCTTTTTAGGTGGTATTTGACATATAAATAATATGTGGTTGTGGATAACTCGTACGGGTGTTGTTTTATAAGGGTTTTAGAAGGGTTGTTTTTTATTGCTATTATTATTGTAGCCGTGCGACAGAGAGATTTTTATATTTAAATTATTTTTATTTTTATTGAAAAGGGATATTTTCCTTTTTTTCCAAAAACCATTATATTAAGTTTATATATTTATTTTTTTATATATTGTATATATTTGAATAACTACGTGTCGCACGGCGTGGCGTTGCTACGTTGCCACGCACATATATAGTACACTCATGAAAACAACGTCGTAAAATAAATATTGTGCGACATTACATATCTCATGCTCTCCCCTACCCTACCGCGATATAGGTATACATATTTTATATATGAAGCACCCTATTTTTTTATTAAGTAACATTCTAAAAAGTTGTCAATTAAAGTAAGAATTTCCCCCAGTACTAAAAGAGGTTGACATGAAGGGGGGGGTATGGGGAAATAAAAAACATTCAGATACCCACGTTTGTCCCCACTAAAAAATTTTTCAAAATTCAGATTGTCTAGACTATTAAACAAATGTATGCTATAATACACCTATGTCAAAATCAATTAAAAAACAGCGAACTCCTTTAGAACAAGTATATAAAAAGTACCTTAGATGGGAAGCAACCCCAAAACAAGAGCGTAGACCGTATTCCCTAGCAGAATTTGGAGATATGTACGAAGTAGACAAAGACGTAATTCTTGATTTCCAAACAAGACCTAGCTTTATATCAGACCTATCATCAACAAGTATCCAGATTGCAGGTGAAATGCTACCACAAATGGTACAGGGACTTATGAATTCACTTAAGGTAAATCCTAAGTCATCAGATTTAGCTACTCTTATTAAGATTATTAAAGAACACGGCTCAGCAGATGTAGGTATTAATGAATTTGACTTCAAGTCACAACTAACGAACTCTCAAGCTAGAGATTTAATAGACCTTCTTAATTCACTAATCAACTAATATGAAAGCAACGATAAACATACTACTTGCAAAGCTGGCTAGAGTTAGGTTTAGAGCTTTTGCACAACTTATTAATAAGAAATATGAAGTAGCCATTCTTCATAAGGTATTTTCTGATATGGTTGAACGTATCTATACTACGCTAACAACTCCGGGAGCTGAGTTATACCTTATTGTTGCTGTTCCACCTCGTCACGGTAAAACACACACGTTCGCAGAGTTAGCGGGACCATGGTTAATGGGACTATTACCGGGATTAGAGTTTATTTTTGCTACCCACACAACTAAATTCGCGGAAAAAACAGGGGCAAAGATTAGGGATATTCTTAATCAGTCTCAATATCAAGCAATAATGCCAGATGGTCTATTGAGAAAAGATGAGAAGTCTAAATCTAGTATGAAACTAGAAAACTTATCATCATTCCTTGGTGTTGGTGTAGGTTCTAAACTTGTTACAGGTTCAGGGGGGAATATACTGGTCGCTGATGACCTTTTTGGTTCTCGTGCTGATGCTGAGTCAAAAACCTCAAGAGATAAAGCTTGGGAGTACTTTCGAGATACACTTGGTTCACGTTTGCAACCATATCAATCTAGGGACCCAGAAACAAACGAAACAGTAAAATATGGAAAGGTAAAGATTGTTATTATGCAACGATGGCACGAAGATGACGTTGTTGGTAGACTATTAGAAGAACAAGCTAAAAACGAATTGAACAATCCTGGAGGAGACTTCGAGAGGTGGGAAGTTATAAATTTTGAAGCTATCGCTTCAAAAGACCAGTTCTATAATGGAGAGCTATTTCGAAAGGCAGGAGAGCCATTATGGAAAGAAGTGTTCCCATTGAGGGCTCTTGAGGTTATTAAGGCTAAGTCATTATATGCTTGGGCTTCACAATATCAACAGGACCCTATTCTTTCAGAATTACAGGTATTCAAGAAAGAGTACTTTAAATACTATGACCCACATTCAGAAGAATTCAAGAAAAAGAAGTTAGATTACTATACTTTTGTTGACCCAGCTATTTCACAAGATGATGACGCTGACAACACCGTGATTACTACTATTGCAAAAGAAAGAGATTCATTTGATATTTATAGGGTCCGTGAGGATGCTGGTCACTTTACTCCGAGAGAAACTATTGAGCTTATTTTTAAGCATTATGAAGAGTATCACTCAAGAGTTACTATTGAAACGATTCAATACCAGAAAGCCTTGGTATTTGCTATTGAAGAAGAACAAGGTAAGCGCGGTGTTTACTTTAAAGTTTACGAAACAAAGAGGGGGAACAAAAACGAACGTATTGGGGTAGGGTTGCTATCCTTATATGAACGTGGTGTAATATGGCACAGAAAAGGGATATATGATACAGAGTATGAGCTAGAACTTCTTAAATTCCCTCGTGGTAAAAGAGATGACCGAGCTGATTGTATGTCCTTTGCGCTAGACGCATTGAAAAAAACAGAAGTATCAAGACAGGTTAACAGAGTAAAACAAAGAGTTAAATCTTATATGAAAAGATAACTAGGCAATATTACTAATTTATGGTATAATTACATATATGAAAAGCAAGATTGATATTAAATACACTCCAGAAGAAAGCGCAAAGGTAGCTGATATTCTTAGTAAGCATCAAGACGGATTAAAAACCTTAAATACACCTATACGAGCATATGATGAAAGAACTATTATGCAGGAAGCTGAACGTAATCAAAAGGCTTTCAATACTTACATGCCACCAAGAAAGTCAGACCCTGATTTCGATTGGATGGCAGATACTGTTCGTCCTATTACTCGTAATAAAATTATTGCTATTGCTACTAAAATGACAGCAATGGTAATTTACCCTTCATTCCGAGCACAGAATTCAAATGATATGCAGGATAAAGACACCGCAGAAGTTATGCGTCTTATTTCACGTTGGATTATAGAAAATTCATCATATGAAATGGATTACGCGCGTACTGTTATAAATGCACTGACGGACCCTATTGCTTATATCGAAACAGGTTTCTTCGAAACAATTCGTAATAAACGATATCGAGATGAGAACGGAGAAATTAAGACAAAAGAAGTAATTGATGAAATCATGAGCGGTATTCTCTTTAAGACTCTTAAAGTTAATGAAATTCTTTTTCAGGACATTACTCTTGCTCCAAGTCAAATCCAAGAACAAGGTTGGCTTATTAAACGTAAGATTACTTCTCTAGGAAATGCAAAACAACGATACGGTCAGAATAAAAACTGGAAATACGTAAAAGGCGGAACTATGGTTGAGTTCGATTCACAATCAGCTTCATTCTATGAAGAAGATACAAAACATCTTAAGAAAGATGAAGTTATTATAATGACCTACTTTAACCGTTTAGAATGTGAAGAAATTACTTTAGTTTCTGGTGTTCTTATGACTTCTCATGAAGAGCCTATGACTCGAGAAGATGGACTATATCCATATGCAACATTGGTATTTGAAGAGATTCAATCTATGTTTACTGGTAAATCTGCTGTAAACAAAATCGCTCCAGACCAAAACCTAATCGACTCTCTATATAACATGATTTTCGATGCAGGAGCTATTGCTCTTATTCCTCCTATGATTTCATACGGGGAAACAAGATTCGATGCACCTGTTATGATTCCGGGACAAGTAACTCACGCTGATGAGGAAGGTAAGGTTGAAGTACTATCTGGTAATTCAAATATCCAAGCAGGATTATCTCTTACTCAAAACATTGAAGGTTCTATGTCAGAATCAACTCAATCATCTCGAGCATCTGGAGTTGCTGACAGCAAAGAAATGACGGCTGTTGAATATGCCGGACTTGAGCAAAACTCTATGCAAGCTCTTGGTATGTTTGGGAAACAACTTTCTCATCTTGTCAAACAACTTGGTAGACTTATGCAAGGTGATATTATTCAATACCTTACAATGCCAGATATCGAGGGACTTCTCGGTGATGGACAGAAAGTTAATTACAAATCATTACTTGCAAACGGAAACCTTCAAGGTGACGGACCTTCTGATATGAACCAAGTTAGATTTACTGACCAATTCTATGGAGGGGAAGAAGTAGACGAGTTTGAAGTTTCTATGAGACTCCTAGAGGAAGAAGGATATAAGGGCGATGTAAAAATCAAACTTGTTGACCCTATTCTATTTAGAAAACAAAAGTTTACTGTATTTATCTCAGAAGAAGAACTTACTAAGGAAAACAAACGTATGGAAAAGGCACTTAACCTTGAAGCATACGACCGAGCAATTAATAATCCTCTTCTTGACCAAAACGAAATTACAAAACACTTCTTACTTGAGAACTATGTTCCCGGTGATGAAGACAAATACATGGCAAAAAGTAACGGAGTTCCACGACAAGAAGTTGACCAACCGGTTGACGGAAACCTTCCACAGCAAATGACTGGGGGAGGAAGCCTAAAGTCATTACTAGCTAACCCTCAATAATTATGATTAAACAGCGAATCAAGAACTGGTGTCTGAAACACTTATTTAATGCAATAGTCTCAACGGATTTTATTGTTTCAGTAAGAGGTAAATTGTTTATGAATGGTAAGCAATTAAATACTAGACAAGTTGAGATAATAGCGCGTCAGGCTCACGAAGTCAAAAAGCCAGACCATATTGTTTCTTTAATGTTAAATGAGTTATCACAATTAGCTCACGAAACTATTTATTATAAGGAAGATAAGACATACGGAAAAGCAATGCTTCATTGCGTTAATGTGATAAACAACAAATTAAATGCTTTGTCAAGTTTGCACAAAAGAGATTAGTATGATATAATATGTTCATACTAAAAGCGGTTACTAGTGTGACCATTTGTACCCTTGAAATCAGTTTTTTGCTGTGAGTTCTGAAATCGAGGGGACAAATGGTTACAGTAGTAACTAATTAATAATAGGTAACTTTGACCTGACAATGGATTTGCACCCATGGTTCGAATAAAGATAAGACCCCGTAACTTTCACGGTAAGAAAGATATACAATTATGTCTGTAGATGAATTAGAAAAGGATACTCCAGCAGAGATTCCCGAAGAGAAGGGAGATGATTCAGAAAAATCTCAAAAGGAAACTACATCCGAAGAAGAATCAACGAGCTTTTACAAGAGACAAGCTGAGGAGACTCAAGCTAAACTTGATAAAGCAGAATATACGCTTGGTCAAAATAGATTAAAGGAAAAGGAAAGTAAATCAGAAACTCCCGAGAAGAAAGAGGGTCTTTCTGACGAAGAAATTGATGCACGATTTGAAGCTAAAATGCTCGAACGTGATTCAAAGAAATTCCGACAGTCTTTATCTACTGTGATTGAAGATGCTGACAAACGAGCACAAGTTGAATATTATCTTGATAATCGTGTAACTCCTTCTGGAAACCTAGAAGAAGACTTACAATTAGCTATGACACTTGCAAATGCAGGTCGAATGGAAACAATTAACGGTGAGCTAAAGCTTGCCCTTAAGAACAAACCTAAAGGAGCAGACCTACCCGGTACTCGACCTGAAGGTGAACAAGGTAAACAATTAAGTGAAGCTGACAAAGCCTTTCTTTCAAAGTTAGGAATGAAAGAATCTGATATAACAGAAGAATAGCAAGCGTATAGTATTTATTTATTTATTATTATTATTACTATACTATGAGCACAAACACACGGGCATTAAACCCAGATGTAGTAAAAACAGCACTAGACAAAATATTTTTTGATTCATACAACAAGAAAAAAATATCAGGTCACGTTGACCACGCAGACACACGCGTTTTCAACCAAGAATCAATTAACAACCGAGCGGAAACAATTTCAACAATTTATCAAGGTATTGGTGAATTCGTAGGTACAGCCGAAGAAAGTGACTACGCAGAAACTAATTTCGAACAAGGACCAAAACGAGCAATCGGGTTTTCAAAATTCACAAACTCTGTAAAAATTACAGAAGAACTTGAATCAGACGACATGTGGTCAGTTGTTAAACGACACGTATCAGACCTTGGACGACAAGCAATGAAAACAAAGAACCGAATTCGATTCGACCTTTGGCGTGGAGCTTTTGACGCTACTGAAACTATCCTTTCAGAAGTAGGTTCAGAAAAATATCTTGTAGCTGATAACAACGCAACTCTTAACGGAGATACTGTTGACAACAAATCACAAGTAGCTTTCGGAGAAGCATCAATCGACGACCTATTTACTAAACTTTACACTCAATTACAACACGACGGTACTATTGATGAAGGACAAGTTGCATCAACACTGTTGATTCCAACAGCTCTTCACAAAGAAGCTTGTGTATTACTTGACACTGAAAAAGTTGTAGGTTCAAATAACAACGATATCAACTATTACTCTAATAAGTACGATATCTCACTGGCAACTTCACGATACATCGGTTCACAAATTCCATCTGGAACAACTGACCCTGTATTCGGAGATATTGCACAAGGTTCAGATACTGCTCACTTCCTATTAGGAGACGAGCACCGAGTTATGTCATATACGCGTAAGGCGCTTGAGACTAACTTCCGAGCTAAAGAATACTCAGATAACGGTACTTCTAAGTATCTTGCATCTTTCCGAGATGGTCAAGAAGCTGTAGATTTCCTTGGTGTAACTGGTTCAGACGGAACAGTTTAACTAAGAGCGAAAACTTAACTTATGTTAGGTTTTTGTTTTGCAGAAATGTTCTTATTATGGTATAATACATAGTATATGATTTATAGAATATCTAACTTAAAAAATGACCTTGCTGGTAAACTTCACGGAACAAACCTTGATAAACTCTATGGAGTAGAAGGTCTAATATTAAACGCGGTAAGAGAGGTTAATGCTGATGTTGACCTAGAAGAAACACGCAGAAAATCTGAACTTCCTTTTATCTACCTAGATGAGCCATTACTTGCTCTACCTCAAGATTTAAAGAAAAAGAAATTTGTTAAAATAGACATTAACGGAGAAGACGACTTCAAGCTTGTTCTTACTAATACAAAAAACAAAAGCGAACAAAACGTAGATATTAAATACTATAACGGATTTAAGGGAATGGAAGTAGAAGGTATTAAGGTTCCAGAGGGAATCCAACTAATAAGCTTTGATTCATCTTCTCAATTAACAGGAGTAAACGCTGAAAACATTACTAAGAATACTCAAGACTATATTCAAGGTGTTGCTTCTGTCGGATTTGACCAAAGCGCAGTGGGTGTATTAGCACTAAAAGCTTCTGGTTTATCTTTAGATTTACTGGGACACACTGACCTATCTTCTTTCTATATGTTTATTAAGGTTCCTCCACGAGGAGTTCTTATTTCTTACACACTTAGAATTAGTACTGACGACAGCAACTATTTTGAAATGACTACAAACACTAATGTGTATGGTACTGAATTTTCAGAAGGATGGAACCTAGTTAAGCTAGACTGGGAAACAGCAGAATACACAGGTACTTTTGACCCTTCAAATGTTAACTCTATTGAGTGTAAGTTTGGAGATACCTCTGGACTTAAATTGAATGGATGGAAAGTTGATGCAATTACTTCAAACCTTTCTATTCCTTCATCTATAGAATACTACTCTAATTACATGTTTATAAATAAAGATGGTATACCTTCACCAAATATTGAGAATGATGATACATCTCTTATTATTGACGAAGGATATGATTTACTTCTTTATAAATTATGTCACCTTGCTTGTCAACAGCAACATGATTACGGGATTAGCCCTCAGTCTTCAGAAGTTGGATACTGGTCAAGTAAATATTTGCAAGAGAAAATGAAATACGTAAATGATTTACCTTCTTCTGCAAAGAGAGCTACTACAACTTATTATAAAACACGTAAACCAAGACTATAATGAAAGCAACAAAGCACGATGTAATAGAGGAATTTAAAGGTTATTCAGAAAAGATTGATATAACTAAATTACCACCCGGATTTTTTACGAAAGGTTCACAAAACGTAGTCTTAAAAGACTCACGTGCTTTTGGTATTCGTAAAGGATACACCCTTGTGGGACAGGAAAACAAAACAGACCTAGACCCAATTACTGCTTCTTTTGACTTTGATAATTTCAAGGGAGATGAAAGAAATATTAGAACTTGGGGAGGACGAGTAGAGTTCCTAATTAACGACAACTGGGAACTTTTAAAAGATGGATTTACTTCATCTGACTTCTATTTTTCTAATCAAGATTTCTGGGACCACGATGCTAAACTAGCGTATGCTGTCTTTGTAAATGATACAGAAAGTATTATGAAATGGAACGGAGCTGTAGAAGTTTTTGAGTCAGCAACATCTGACACTATAACAAAAGCCGGAGATGAAACTTGGGCTGAATCAGGGTTCGAAAAGAAAGGACGTACAGAGATGGAATTTAAAATCAAGAGCAATGACTCTGCTGTTAACGGTGTAAATATTAGCGTTACCCTTACAAAGCTTTCAGACAATAGCACAACCACTTATAATCACAATATTGCAAGGCAAGATGATTCAGTATTAACTGCTCAAAATATTAGAGATTCTTTTCAGGCTTCTCTACCAGCAGATGAAGCTATTGCAACGTCAGAAGGGAATAAACTATATATTACTTGTAAGAAAGAATTTCTTATAACTGCTTACTCAACTAGCGATACTGAGTATGATTATATTATGCCTGACCCAGTAAACATTGCATCACCAACGGTTACAATAAATGAGGTAGAATACTCATATACTGGTGGTTATGAAACAAACGTACTAACAGGAGTGTCACCAGACCCTTCTGGTATTTCTGATACACCTTATATTTTTCAATCACTTGATATTATTTCTAATGAAGATATTCTTAATCTGCCTAATACAAACAAAAACACTACTGTAGAAATTCTTGATAATCAACTATATATTGGTTCTTCTTCAAGTCGTTTCGTTTATGTATCAGAGACTAGCCGATGTGATTCATTCTACTTTGGAAGACCAAACCGACTTGTTGGAGAGGGAGCTCGATTGACACTAGGAGGAAACTTCAATGGTATGTCTCCTAAAGAAGGTTCAATGTATCTACAGTTTGGATTTGGCTCTTGGGTACAAACAGTATTTACAAACTCTTCTGATTTAGGTTCACAGTCATTAAATATTAAATTACTTGACGTTAATGCAGGAGATGGTGTGTTAAACAAAAGAGGAATAGCACCTATGAAGAACAAACTAATGTTTATTTCTAAAGACAAAGCATTAAACTTTATCGGACGATTAGAAAACCTTGAGACACCTCAAACTAAAAACGTATCTGACCGAGTTAAAGACTTATTCTTACGACTTGATTTCGATGGTATGGATATGATTTATCACAAGTACTATATTTATATTGCTGTGCCAAAAGAATCAATGGTTCTTATTTATAACCTAGAAAGACAAACATGGGAACCTCCACAGATTATGCCTATTTCTTGTTTCTCTACTATTAAAGGAGAACTACATGGTCACTCATATCTTAGTCCGCAGACATTCAAACTATTTGACGGAACTTCAGATAATGGTGTACCTATCGAAGCAAAATTCAAAATGTCTTACATAAATTCTGGTAGCAGAACTATGGTAAAAAGATTTAATGAAATATTTGTTGAAGGTTACATCGAAGAAAATACAGAGATAGACTGTAAGGTATTATTTGATATTGATGGGTCAACAGGAGAAAGACCTTTTCAAATTAAAGGGAATGACCAAAAAATTATCTTTAAAAGAGATATACAAGATGGCTCACTTGGTAAATCAACAATGGGTAAAAGAAGTCTTGGTAGTAAACAACAAACAGAGGATGTGTTAAATAAGTTTATTGGTCTTAAGGGGATTCAAAGTGAAGACCATTATGAATATTCATTTGAAGGTTCATCAAACCAAGACGATGCCGAATGGGAATTCATTTCATACGGACCAGCAACAGACAGTAGCCAAAAACAAGCAGTATCTAATAAGTTCTAACTAGCATAAATTAAAGATTTATGGTATAATAATCAATATGACAAGAAAATTTTTACAAATACAAGAGCAGTCTTTAGCCGGAGCTGGAGCAGGAATTGGTGATACTACACTGATACTTAAATCTTTTAATCAAATAGACGGAACTGGTATCACTTCAATGACTGATACTTTCGGTAACAAAGCTTTTGCTACACTTGAACCCGGAAAAGGAAGGCGTGAAGAGCAAATCTCTTTCACTGGTCTTGTAGTAAACTCAGACGGAACAGTCTCATTAACAGGAGTATCTTCTGTTACTATGGACGCTCCTTATACAGAATCAGCAGGACTTACAAAACAACACGCAGGTGGTGTAGCTTTTATAATATCAAACACTTCTGGATTTTATTCAGAGTTTATTATTGCTGGAGATGATTACGAAATTGATGGAGAGTTTAATTTTAAAACTCAACCTAAAATAACTATTGACGATGGAGCAGATGGAGACCCAGATGACCCAGTAGACCCACAAGATATTCCTACAAAGTTTTATGTAGATAAAGAAATTACAGAAGCTACAGAAACTAAGCTCGAATTAGAAGGAGGAACAATGTCAGGAGATATTGATATGGACGGTAATAAGATTACTAACTTACCAGAACCAACAGAAGATTCAGAAGCATCAACAAAAAATTATGTTGATGAAATTTCAGTTGCCGGAGCTCCAAATGCAGGACCAACAACTAAAGGAATTGTTCAAGAAGCAACACAAGAACAAATTGATGAAGGCACTGATACAGGTGATACTGGTGCAAGACTATTTGTTACACCCTCTAAAATACCTGCATTATTAACCAGAGAATTTACAACAGATGAAACATGGACACCAATAACGGGCTTGACCTCAGATACAATTTTTCAGCTTACCTCAGATACAACAGCAGGAAGATTTAAAGTATTTATTGATAGTGTATTAAACAATATTACAGAAAAGTCAGTAAACTTATTTAAAGTT